CCACCACTCACCAAATACAATGGCCGCTGTTCAAATCCGCGCACTTGATCGTCTGAAAAAAGCCGCCAACCTTACACCTGTTAAAAAAACGGTGCAGCTAAGCGACGGCAGCCAGTTTGAGTTCTACCGCACGCCACTAACCATGGCTGAACGTGAACGGGCACAAAAAGCATCTAGCACCGATGATGCCAATGCATTTGCCTTGCAGTTGCTCATCCAAAAAGCAATGGACGAAAACGGCCAACGCATATTTGCCGCCGGTGAAATTGCAGAGCTAAAGAATGAAGTACGCGATGCTGACTTGCAAACGCTGATGCTTGCTGCCATCAGCGAAGACAGCAGCGATGAGGTAGACACAAAAAAATAAAGGCGGAGCTAAAGCAAGACAACTTGCTGCGGCTCCAAATGGGTGTGGCTAAAGAGCTTGGCTACACCCTGACCGAACTGATGGAACGCATGACGCTGGCTGAGCTTTTGCTGTGGTCGGCATATTTTGACTTACAAAATGATGAGCAAGAATCGGCGATGAAGCGTAGGCGGTAGACTGTAACCACAGAGGGGCCGCGCTGTGTCTGTTGTCGCTAATGTTGCCATTAACGTTGACAGCCGTGGTGCTGTTGGGCAATTAAGGGCAGTTGAACAGCAAGCAAAAACAACAGAAAAGGCCTTTGGCGGCATCACTGGCGCTATAGGCAAACTTGGCATTGCATTTGCTGGCATTCAAGCAGCACAATTTATTTTTGCTAAAACAGCAGAACTTGAAAGTCAAACGCGCAGCCTGCAAACTTTAACAGGCAGTGCAGAAAAAGCAGGCCAAATAATTAAAGAGCTACAAGCCCTTGGCGCTGTTACACCATTTACAAGCACAGAATTAATTGATGCCGCCAAACGTCTGCAGGCATTTGGCGTTGAATCCAATAAGGTAGTTGAAACAACCAAACGATTGGCCGATGTATCTGGCGCCACTGGCGCTGAACTGCAAGGCTTGGTAACTGCTTATGGCCAGGTGCAAGCCAAAGGCAGGCTACAAGGCGAAGAACTATTGCAGTTCAAGAGCGTGGAGTTGGGCTGCAAAAAGAACTGCAAAAAATGTATGGTTTATCTGGTGAAGAATTACAAAAAGCACTTAGCAAAGGTCAGATTAGCGCCGAAGCCGTTGAAGTTGCAATTATACGGTTGACCAATGCTGGCGGCAAATATGCCAATGGCGCAATAGCGCAAAGCGATACGTTAAATGGCAAATTCAGTACCTTGCAAGATGGGATTGAAGCATTGGCTAAAAAAATTGGCACAACACTTTCACCGCAAATTAAAAACATAATAAATCTTGCTATTTCTGGCATTGAGCAAATTAATGCTTTATTTGCAACTGGGTTAAAAGGAGATTACTCACGAAGAGTTGCAGTCGCATCTACTCAAATGACGGCTGGCGCTAGGTCTGAAGCTTTAGATACAACAGCTAAAATACTGCGAGAAATTAGAGATACACCACAAAAAGAAACTATCGGCGGAGTTCAAGCACAATTAGAAGCATTACGTGGAGTAGAAATAGTATTAAATAAATTAAACAATGCTAGTGTGTTGCCGCCAAATACGTTAAATAGGGTTTTAGCTCAAAATCAAGCGATTACTACTTTACGTCAAAACTTAGAAGGATATTTAAAGCAATTAAAAACTGCAACGCCCAAGCAGGCTACACCAGCAACTCCGGCATTGCTTCAACCAAAAGAAAAAGCTGGCAGAGGAATGCAAATGGATCAATTGCTAAATCCAGCAATTATGCAAGCGTTGCAATTAGATATAGCGCGACAAGAAACAATGAAGCAAAATGATTTACTAAAAGCGCAAGGAAGTGAAAATGAAGATCAAGCAAAACGAATGATCGAATATGCCCATCAATACCGCAAATCATTACTTGAAACTAAAGCCTTGACCATGCAAATTAGAATTATTGACAAAGAACGGTCTGCTTTTATTGCTTCATATTCTAAAGACAAGCAAGCTGATGCAGCCATAATGATTGATCAAAAAAAGGCTGATATTTTATCAAAAATACAATTAATAACCGAAGGAACAAATACAATCGCGGCTGAGCATTACAATGCAGCAGCAGAGGCGAATCGGAAAGAAGAAGAATTTGCAAAAAAACAACTAGAAGATCAAACAAAACTTGGGCAACAAAGATACCAATCCTTAACAGATGAATTGCAAATTTTGCAAGCCAGGTTGTCTGGTAATGAAGCAGAAGTAATCCTAAAGCAACAGATTCGAGATCTTATGATTGGCACGCAAGGACTCGCCATACAAGACATAACTAATACGGTAAATCAAATTAATGCAACAAAACAATTATTAACAGAAAAAGAAAAAGTAAAAAATTTAGTTCAAGGTATAGGCGGTTCTATCGAATCAGGCATTGTTGGCGCAATTAGTGCTGCCATAACAGGAGCACAAAGTTTGCAAGACGTATTATCCAATGTATTAAAAGACATCGGCCAAATGCTGATTTCATTTGGCATTCGCAGTTTGCTTGGCGGCGTTAACATTGGCGGCATTCCGCTTGTCGGCAAAGCCGCTGGTGGTCCCGTCACCGGCAACACCCCATATATGGTCGGCGAACGGGGCCCAGAGCTGTTTGTGCCCGGCTCCAGTGGGACTATCGTGCCCGCCAATACCACTGCAAGCCTGCGCGAATCAATGGGCGCACCATCGGGTAACGGCAGCGGCAGTCCGGTACTTAATATGACGTTCGAGACGACCAAGATCGGTGGGACGGAATACGTCAGCCGCGAACAGCTCGAAGCGGCAATGCTGCAAACCCGCCGTCAAGCCTCCGCCGATGGCGCTAAGCGCGGCATGTCAATGACATTGGATAAACTACAGCAGTCCCCACAAACCCGTAGCCGCGTTGGTATTGGTTGATGGCATCATTCCCCGCCTACATCCCAACCAGCCGCAGCTTCACGCCTGGCACGTACCCACAAAAGGCATACCGGTCAATGGCTGGTATCGTTACAAAGCGCACGTTTGGCAATAGGCCAAGCCAAGCCAAGCTAGACCTAGAGTTTCAGAATGTAAACGATACCACTGCCGCTGCGATTATCAGCCATTACCGCGCACAAACCGCCGCCAACCGCCGCTTTAACGTAACTGCAACCACTATGGCTGGCTTAGATATATCACTGCTGGTGCTGGCCAACGGGTCATCTGACACCTTGCGCTGGGAATATGCAAACCCACCGGAGGTGCAGTCCGTGCGGCCTGGCAAATCAAGCATCACGGTTTCGTTGATTGGTGAAATCCGTGACCCAGCAACGGACGACTTATGACCCTAGACATCCGCATCTGCCAGTTTTTTAACCTATTAACAGCCACAGGTTCTAGGCACCTATACCAAAATTATTTTGCATACCAAACCAAAGACTATGGCAATTTACAGTACAACTTTGCGGGCTTTCGCGCTGAAGGCGCTGTTGCATCACTTAACGGCGAAAACAACGTTCTGCAAGTCCTGTTCCCAAATATCGAGTTTGCAGTGCGGCTGCTCAACGAAGGCAACGGCAACCGCCTTAGCACACTGACGCTAACTACGCAATGGCTGACCGCTGATGATGCGTTTACAACCAGCAGCCAGACCGAGTATTACATTGGGATTGGTGCGTCATTAAGCGAGACCACAATCGAACTGCGGTTTCGTTCGTCAATTGATAGCGTGTCATCAAACTTTCCAAGCCGTACACTAACCCGTGAGCTGGTAGGCCCATTGCCGCTGGACTCTCAGCTGAATTTACGATGAACACCAACGACCTAATCGGACTCACATACGGCTGGGGCCATGCGCCATTAGATGGCAGCGGCAAAACCGACTGCTTCCAGCTGGTATGTGAAGTCCGCTCTAGGCTTGGTCTTACGGATTACACCGACCGATTTGACTGGGTTTATAGCGCATACACGGAGCGGACATTCCCACGTGGCAAGATCGCCCGATGGTTACTGCAGCATGGCCGTAGACTTAATGCACCAATGCCAGGCGCCGTGGCGTTACTACAAGGCAGCGCTGGTGCGGCACTCGGCAGTGCACTAGGTGACGGCAGCACACTATTCATCAGCCCCAACCAAAACGTAGTACGGGCGCATTTGCCAGCTGGCACCGGGTATCATTTTTGGATGGACAAATGACGCGCAAACTGCTGCCATATGAATATTCGCTGATTGAGCACTTAGGTGTTAGCAAAGAAGAGTACCTA